AAATTTTACAATTATGAAAATAATCCAGTTGATTTTAGCCATACTTTTAGCCTTATGCGCTATAATTATGTTTTATGGGGCAATCACAACCCACAGCCCAATAAAAGCCATCTCTGTTATTATCATGGGTATTATATGTGTTGGTTGTTTTGCTTTTGTCAGAATCACCTACACAGAATTACGTGAATAACAGAAATCCGCAAAAAGGTAGACCGATAATCCGGCATAAGGTTCCTGCAATAAACCAGTACTGTGAGTAAGGGAAACCAGCCGGGCGGGTTCTGAAAAATATAGTAGTTTTTGTCGTGTTTTATTTTGTGTTTGTACTGGGTGTGCCGTCTGTGAAGATAGTACACCTTTTTTATTTGGGTGGTTAGCTTATCGGTTAGAGCTTCATGTTGTGCAACAAATTATCACGATTGAGAGAGGTTCGATTCCTCTACCACCCGCCAATCATTAATTTAATTTTTAATCTTATGGCAACAATCAGAGAAACGATTTTAAAAGTAAAGCCGGGCAAACAAAAGATTATCCCGCTATCAGAAGTTGATGTTACAGGCTACAGACAACAAGCCCATGTAATTAGCAAAGAATTGAGAGATAAAGGTGTTGTTGTTCCAGGAGGCAAGCCGGCATACACAATCTCTAAAAACAAGTACACCGGATCAATGTATATTATAAATAATATGCAGAAATAGTATCTAATCTTACACGATTATGGATAGAGTATTTACAGAGCTATCTGATAGAGAAAATGAAATTGCTCAATTGTATGGTGGTGGGTTAGAGGTGAAGGAGGTCGCTAATCTTCTTTTTCGTTCCTCTGCCACTATTAGAAATCACATGCAGAGCATATATGAAAAGCTACAGGTAAGAAACAGAAGTGAGTTATCCATTAAAATGATGGAAAGACTTAATCGTGTTAAGTTTACCTTAGACTTATCACCAATAGTTAGGGCTTCTATTTCCTGTTTTCTATTATGTGTATTCTCACTATCGCTTTACCACGAACAAAGCGAGATGAGAAGAGGAAGAGAAGCAAAGGTTGAACGAATTGAAAGAATAAGGAGGTCAGAATGAATGCAGAAACTAAGCTGAATACTCTCTATCGAATAGGTAGCAGAGTTTCTCTCAATAAAGAGCAAGCAAAAGAGTTTGTAGGCGGTCGTTACAGACTTGAAAAGCTGATAGCGGAGAAGAAAATACGGGCAAAAAAGACCGGAACCACGAAAATGTCTCCTTATGCTATCAATGCTTGTGATGTGCTTCTTTATGCTATTGATTCTAAAGAACAGAGAATATAAATTAACCCTTTAAATTTTACGATTATGAGTCTTATCAAAAAATCAAATGAATTAGTAATCCCTACCACAGTGAAAATGATGATCTACGGCCAGGCTGGTATGGGAAAATCAACTGTGGCATTGAGCGCACCGAAACCTTTGTTATTGGATTTCGATAATGGCGTTAAGCGTATGAATATGGTGCATTTGGAAAACGTAGATACCGTACAGGTCACTTCATGGAGTGATGTTCAACAGGTCTTGCAGGAGGATTTGTCTGCTTATCAGACCATTGTAGTTGATACTATCGGTAAGATGATGGATTTCATCATTACTTATAAATGTGCTAGCCGCCAACCGTCTATCAGGGATTGGAGTGGTATCAATGCTGAATTTTCTTGGATGACAAGAACACTCTCAAGTCTGAACAAGCATATTATTTTCGTTGCCCATCGGGACACAAGAAAAGAAGGCGATGATACCGTGTTTATCCCTGCCTTGCGTGAAAAATCCTACAACTCCATCGTTACTGAATTGGATTTGCTTGGCTATCTTGAAATGAAAAGCGAAAGAGGCGTGCAAAGACGTACTATTACTTTCGACCCAACTTCAAGAAATGACGGTAAGAATACCTGCAATCTTCCTTCAGTAATGGAGGTTCCTACCATTCTTGACAAGAATGGCAATCCGACTGCCAAAAACGACTTTATCACTACCAAGATAATCAATTCGTATTTGGGTATGCTTGCAGCCAAAAAAGCGGCACAGGAACAGTATGATAAAGTTATTGAAGAGATAAAAGAACAGATCGAACTTATTACGGATGCGGAATCTGCCAATAATTTTATCGCGCAAATAGATAATTTTGAGCACGTTGGTTCTTCAAAGCAAATGGCGGCAAAGTTGGTAGCTAACAAAGCGAAGTCTTTGAATCTGAAACTTAATTCAGAAAAGAAATATGAACCAGCAGCCTAAATATCGTATTTACGCAACGCTTCTTGATGCCTTTGGGGTATATCTGAATAGTGATGTGATTTGGGATAAATATTGGGGGTGGTCAGAAAATCCGCCCCATACTCCCGAAGAATTTCACGAACAACAGTTTCAAGAACTGATAGACCGGATTAACCGCAAGCCATTCGATAGCGAAGCGGCAGACAAGGGAACAGCCTTTAATGAATTAGTGGATACTCTGATTGAAAAGAGAAAGCCTAATGATATGGATGTAGAAAGGAATGCAGAAAACACTTGCTACACGGTAATTTACAAGAATCGTACATTTACTTTCCCTATTTCTCTTTGTTGTGAATTTGCAGACTATTTCAAAGGCGCATTAACACAGCAGAGAGTAGAAGCAATCCTACCGACCACATACGGCAATGTTTTGGTTTATGGGGTAATTGACGAACTGATGCCTACCAGCGTTCACGACATCAAAACAACCGGTAGTTATACCGTGGGAAAGTTCAAAGATCACCACCAGCATTTGGTTTATCCATACGCTTTGATGAAGAACGGTTCGGATGTGCGGACGTTTGAATACAACATTGTAGAGTTCAACAAAGGCGGTTATGTGGTAGATACCTATACAGAAACATACGTTTTCAATCCTGAACGTGATATTCCCATTCTTACTAATCATTGTGAGGAGTTTATCCGGTTCTTGGAAGAAAACAGAGAACTTATAACCGATACCAAAATTATATCAAATAATGAGTAGTGAAATTTGGAAGCCTATTAAAGATTATGAAGGTCTTTATGAGGTATCATCTTTAGGCAGAATAAAATCTATGCCTAAAAAATTTATAAGAAACGGAGCTGTAACACATTTTGAAGAAAAGATATTAACGCCTTCTGATAGTCATGGGTATCGTTCTGTTGTTCTAACAAAGAATGGCATTCATAAAACGCATAGCGTTCACAGATTGGTGGCTTTAGCTTTCATTCAAAATCCAAATAACTATACTCAAATAAATCATAAAGACGAAAATAAATCCAATAACAGAGTTGAAAATCTTGAATGGTGTACACATTCATACAATATGAATTATGGAACGCTCCAAGAGCGTAAGGGGAAAGCTAATGGTGTGCCAGTCTATCAATATACCAAATCTGGTGACTTCGTTAAGAAATATCCTTCGTTGAAATCAGCAGCGGTAAGTAACGGATTCCAAAGTTCACCTATTCAAAATTGTTGCTGTGGAAGAAGTAAGACTTCGTATGGATTTATATGGAAATATTAATTAAAAGATTTTTGGAGGAGAAAACTAATGGCAAACCAAATAACCGGACGGATAATCGAAATCGGACAAACTGTTCAAATACCATCCAAAAACGGTGGTTCCTCGTTTACAAAACGGGAGTTCATTTTAGATGCTACTACTTACGACCCTTATACGGGAGAGCGTAGCGAGTATGAAAACATTATTCCCTTAGAGTTTTCGGGTGACAAGTGTACAGAACTTGACCGCTTTAATCAGGGTGATGTTGTTACTGTATCGTTTGTCTTACAAGGGCGTTCTTGGACGAATCAAGACGGAGAACTCAAACGTATGGCATCTATTCGGTGCTACAAAATAGATGCGCGTGGTGGTGTATCGCAATCCCAACAAACAACATCGGTACAACAGCCAGCGCCACAACCGACCTATCAGCAACAGCCGCAGAACTTTCCGCCTCCGGTTGATGCTAATGGCAATGTAAAGGACGATTTGCCTTTTTAGCGTATGTTGTTCGACTTGAAGAATGAATATCAAATACCCAAGTTCAAGGAGTATGTAAACAAGCTGTTTAGTGAACGTGCGGTGGTGGAAGTGAAAAAGAAACTACCTAACCGCACGCTTGCCCAAAACAGCTACTTGCATCTTCTTTTAGGGTATTTCGGTAGTGAGTACGGTTGCAGCCTCGATGAAGCAAAAATTGATTTTTATAAGAGGACTTGCAACCGTGATTTGTTTGAGAGAAAGACGGTCAACAAGAAAGGCAATGAAGTAACCTATTTGCGCAGTTCTGCCGAACTGACAACGGGGGAAATGACCCTAAGTATTGATCGTTTCCGTAATTGGAGCGCATCGGTGGCTGGTATCTATCTGCCGGCTGCAAATGAACATCAAATGCTGATATACGCCCAGCAGGAAATACAAAGAAATCAAGAATTTATTTAGTTATGATAGAAACAAGAAAAACAGAAATCAGGTATGTGACATCTGACCCGAAAAAGATGCTTAATATGTATCTTGCAAAACGTGTCCTCAAAACATGGGAAGAATCTTTCATAGATGAGGATACCGGAGAAACGGTAAACATCGAACGGAATGAAATCCTTTTCGACCGTGGCACATTGATAGACCAAGACACTTTAGCGAAAATTCGTTTCAGTATGGAGGCCGACGGTATCAAGGAAGTGGAAGTCAGCAACCAGAACCGCTTGGCGTTCGAGAATGAAAACAAGTTCTTATATCCCTATCTTGCACAAGCACAAATAAGTGACAAGAAGTATAAGTTCTTACTGTATGCCACTGGGCTAGAGAATGCTTGCCTTATCTTGAAAGACTACATCGAACTCAATTACCAGTTCGGATTCACCCTGACAATGATAAAGGAGTTCGATTCCTGCGTGATTCTTACTGACAACTTGAAAGAACGCAAGGTAGATGACGCTTCGCTTGCCTATCTCAAAAATGAAATCACTATGGCAGAATACGTTGATAAGATGGACGATGAGACGGAAGATAGCGACGAAGAATCTAAGCCGAATGAAAAGAAATTCTACCAGATTGAGACGAAAATCACATTCACGGATGGGGAGAATGAAGACGAGAGAGTTCAGACTTTTGTCGTGAACACCTTCAACGTTGACAGATCGATGATGCTTATTACCCACTACCTCAAAAATAAAG